CTTGGTGTGGAGTTCCGGGGTGTTTAGCCTGGCATGCGCGACGACTTTCATTGTGTATCATCTGTTTCGTTGGATGATGCTCTTTGTTGTGGTCGCGTCGGACTACCTCGCAGGGTGGAGCCTTCAGTGGTACCGCTCTAAGAGAGTGGACGATAAAATCCTCCTTCCGAAGATTTCCCGCCTCGAGGAGCGCGTTGTAGCGCTTAGGGGCGAAAGGTTATCTGGGGTCGAGGTCGTCAATGAGATGGCTATGGCCGGGTCGGAGCCCGTGCCAGTGGAGAAGCCGCTCAAGGGCGTGGCCGCGCTCCTCACTTACAACAAGTTCACCAAACAGTGGCTGTTGATCGGGGGGGTTACGGCTGTGTTTGTTCAGCGCAAGGAAAAGAAGCAGGTTAAGCTGGTGACGGCGAAGCATGTTTTTGAGTACTATGGGATGACCCAAGACTATTATGTCGGCGCGTGGACTGGTTCTGAGTGGGTTCTTGAGTCCCTTAAAGGCTCGAGGATCTACTGGGCCTCTCTGCAGGGCGATGTTCTTTTCCTTTCACCACCGAAATCTTTGTGTGGTAGATTGGGACTTCAGGCTCTCGAGATGGCAAAGCCAAGGTTGCATTCATTGACGCACCTATGCACGTTCTACCAGGACGTGGGCTGGACTACAGTATCCGGCGGCTTGGCCAGACACCCGATTATCATCAACGGTTTGTCCTTCACGGGATCGACCGCGAGTGGTTCGTCGGGAAATGCGTATATTCAATCCAGGAACGGCGCATTGGTGGTCGTCGGTGTGCACCGTGGGGCGGACAGAAAGCTCGACGTGAACATCGGACACTCACTCGGGTGGTTTGTCCAGCGCGACGGCCCAGCGCCGCCGCGTATACTACCAGAGTGGTCCAGCGAGGAGGATTCTATTCGAGATGATACCGAAGCGGACATGTACGACGAAGACGATGAACGCCGAACACTATACATCCTCGGAAGCGATGACGAGGATGCTTATGTGCGCTCGAGGCAAGAAGCCTTTGAGCGCGCTAATCGCGAGGGGCTCGACCTTTTCTACTACCGAGGTGGTGGTGGGGAAGATGACGAGCAAGGCCTAACCGTGGTGGGGCATCCTACCGCAAGTTTTCGGCCGGCCCAGAAGGAGGGGGATTCTGGGCAACCAAATTCACCCCCATTATCCGTCGAGTTGATACCTCTCAAGTTGCAGCAATGTGGCGAAGGGAGTGTCGGCTTGTGCAAAAGGATCGAGTTCTTTTCCAAAACCACGGATTTGGACTCGAACAAATCGGATACATTGCTGCCCTCAGGCCCTTCAGCCCTGCTTCGAAAACAGGCGGAGCAATTGCAAGAGCTCGAGCGTTTGTCCATCGTGCGACAGAGCATTCTCGAGGAACAGGAGAAGATCCTACTCGAGGCTCAACAGCTGCGCGACACGGAGAGAGAAGCGGCAAGGACATACTCGGAGGAGCTGGCTCGTCAGAAGATCATTCGGATGAGAGAAGCGGAGGAGTCCAAAGCAGCAAAGACCAAAGCGGCGCTCGAGCTGCAGAAGGTCAAGGATCAACTAGCCAAAGTGATCGCCGAGAAGGCGGCCATGACTGGCAAGAGCGCTGCAAAGTCCCGCAAAAAGACCACGAAGCAGGCTGCGCCGGCGGAGAGTGTGATTGTATCACAGCTCCCTGCGGATGCTGCCTCGATTGCGAGAGAGCTTTTCAAGCTTTCAAACCCTTCTGGGAAGTCTTTGGAGCCCGCGGCTACTCCGCCCCGCCCAGGGGAGGAGAAGACGAACTGAGTTCCTTGATCTACCAGATCGGACGTGGGCCAGCACATGGCGAGCACTTTCAACCGAGTGCTGACCAGCTGGCGGAGGTTATTGAGGTCGTAGAGGCAACTCTCCCTCGGGTTCCCTTCAAACAAGAACCAACAGATGACTTTCTGATAAGTGAGACCGAACGGTTTCTAGGCGGCAGTGCCGTCAATTGGGAGGGAAATCCTGGCTACCCATTCGCAACAGCCTACAAAACGAATCGCGATGTCGTCGCTGGCGCCTACGTGGTGCTGGTGGCGTGCATTGTGGACGTTCTGAAGTTGTGGCGCGACATTCCGCATGAGTCGGTGAAACAAATGACTCCTCTGCAAATGTTCACATTGGGCCTGTACTGGGTGGTGCGCATGTTCATCAAGAATGAGCCCCACTCAGCGACAAAACGTGATGAGGGGCGATGGCGCCTTGTCATGTCTGAGTCGCTCGTGGTATCGGCCGCCTACGCCGTGCTTTTTCAAGATTATAACAACGTAGTGGTGAACAACCACGCCGAACTTTTTATCAAGACAGGCATGGGACACAGCCAGCAGGGCATTAGGGAGACGTGGGAATGGGCGCAATGCCAGTTCCGATGGACCCCGAGGCTCGCGGCGGATGATGTGTCTATGTGGGATCTGAGTGCACCATACTGGCTCTGCATGGCAGAGACGGAAGTGGTGATTCGGGTTCGAAAAGCGTCACCTTCTTGGGCGAATATGATGAGGAATGCTGACCATGGTCAGTGTTCTTCGTTGTTGGCGACTTCAGATGGGAAGCTGCTCGTCAAGATCCACCCGGGAACGGTGATCTCTGGCGGGCGTCGAACCGCTTCCGGTAACTCGGCTAAACGCGCTATCCTACAGCAGGTGAAAGATCTTGCGGTTGGCGCGGAGCGAAGCGCCCTATGCATTGCTGCTATGGGCGATGACTGCTTTGAAACTGCGGTCACAGGAGGGGTGCAGGCCCTTATTGGAAGGTATGCTAAATGTGGCTACCAACTCACCGACGTTGAGGAGTTCGGCCCAGGTGAGTCCTTTGAATTCTGCTCGCATAGATACTACTCACGAGACGTGGCAATACCGACGTCTTGGAAGCGGTGCTTGTACAAG